TGTTCGCATTACCGACGCGGATGGTGTTGATGATGCCCTCCTGTGTGAGCTGCTGCACCCGGCGAACTGACACGCCGAACAGTTTGGCAATAACGTCGGCTTTCTGCGCATTTATCGGCGTTCTGCTTCCTTCACTTTCCGGCATGGCGTTCACTCCTTTCCTGCCGATTTTGCGTAACGAAACGCCCTGAAAAAATTTTTCCTTGACTACACGATTCCCGGGCTCGCCAGCACCGCAGGCGAAAAGGGTCAGCGGAAGTACCTTGCGCATTTTGTTCGGCGCGTATGGTCGTTCCTGAGCGTTTATTTTGGCCTGTATTCGTTCCTTTTGGGCTTGGACGATGGATTTTGGTCGGCTCGGCCGGTTATCGTGCGTCTGGTGCCATTCTGGAGCTTTTGTGTGGCTCCTATTTGCCTTGCTTGGCCATGGCTTGTTTGAGGTGGTGCTCCAGCCTCTTGGTGAGGCCCTCGTCGATGTTCTTTTGGATTTGAGCAGCGACGTCCTCGTTGGTGATCATTTGCGGGATGCTCAGCGTCTTGACGGCTTTGATCGGCGTGCGGCTTTGGCCTATCCTTTGGAATGGGATGTCGGCCGTTCCTTTGTTGGTGCCGAGGAACACGTTGGATCCGAGCGCCTTGCGTTGGCCCCTGAAGATCTCGGCCGTGACTGTATAGCTCTTGGCCTTCCTTATGGTTTTTCCGGTTTCGTCCTTGGTCGCCTTCGGTCTGGATTTCGGCTTCATGTTGAAGTGAGTCGGCGTCAGGACTCGGCCGGAGAATGTGAGCTGCACGTTGTCGACCATTAAGCCGGCAACGACAATCTTGCCGACGGGCTTGGCCGATGTCTTGGCCTTGGTGATCTCTGACTTCTTGATCCCATAGGTCTGACTGACGGCAGCTGCCACCCATGCAGGGGCTCGGGTTTTGAAGTCGCTCGTGGTTCGCTTGATCACCGTCTCGCTATCCTTGTTGATCTTGTGGAGCTCTTTCACGAGGTTGGCATATCCCTTGAGGCTGATGTTCATGGATCCGCTGGTTTTGGATGCCACGACGATCTCCTCCTTTCGGGCAAATAAAAAACGCCGGGGAGTTGTATTCCCTGACGTTTTTCGGTTATCCTTTGGACGTTTGGCGGTCGACCGGCGGTCGCTCTCCGTACGCTCTCCGGATTTCTTCACGATATACGGTAACACCGTTCGCCATGTATTTCAATGTCATTTTATACGGTTTCCTCTCATTTTGTCCGTTTCGAGGCGCTGTGTGCCTTTTCTGGCGTGTTTCTCGGCTCGGGGGGTATATTTACCCTTTGAGCTTTCTCCAGCCACCTCAGCGAGGCTAATTAAGGCCGTACCGTGGATCCTGAATGTCTTTCGCATATAGTTGTCAGTGTTGACGTCGAAGTCCTCAGACTCGCCGAACAGGATCTTGCATATTTCTGGCCACTCTGCCCGGTCGAAGTAGCGGAGGCGAATGACTGCGCGCTCGTCCGGTTTCTTTATTTGCTGCACCATGATCTCAATGGCCTCGCGCTCCTTGCGTTCTGCCTCGATGGCTTTTTTGATGGTTTCCTCAAGCTCTATTTTGCGGGCCACTTGAATGGCGACGCGGTCGCTGGTGTTTCCGCTTGCTCTCGGCATCCCTGTGAGGTTCGGGCCAGAAGGGGAGGTCATGGTCGCCTCCATACGTTCGAGGCGTTCGATCTGGTTGTCGATCTCCCGGAGCATGGCCGTGTACTCCTTTAATCTTTCCTTGATGGTTTGCGGCTGTGTTCTTGTCATTTGTTCAGGGCATCACTCCCTTTCACCTCCTCCTACTGCCGCTTTTGCGTTTGTCACCGGGCTCGAATATTCTCTCTATGGCCTCACGGGGAAGCTCTTGCCCGTTTCTGATGCATTTGACGTTCTGTTTTCCTGTTGCTCTTATGTAGCGCTTGACGATCACATCGGTGAAGGCCGGCGTCAGCTCCATGGTGTAGCAGGTCTGATCATATTGCTCGCAGGCGATCAGTGTCGTGCCGGAGCCTCCGAAGGGGTCATATACTCCTTTAGCCCATAGCGTGTTGTCGATTATCATGCCGATCAGCTCGACCGGTTTCTGAGTCGGGTGGAACTCGTTGCCCGATCTGGAGCACTCGAGGACGTTGCTGTAACCTTTGTGGCCGTCGAATTTGCTCTTGCCTCGCGCTGCGTACATTATGAGCTCATGCTGTGATCTCCAGCCGACGCCCATGCCCGGCGTGCCTTTATTCCAGACGAGCATCTGCTTGACTCCGAAGCCACTGGCCTCCACGAGGTCGAATAAATACACCCACATTCTCCAGTCTGTGAAGATATAAGCAAAGAGGCAGGGGATGTTTGTGAGGGCGTCCCGGATCAAGTTCTGATAGCCTCGGGTGCTGAGGATGTCGTTGGCGATCATCGGTACGGGTTCGCCTTTTCTCACGGTTCCGATGCTGCCGTTGCTCTTGTCGCTTTCCTTGCTTCCTCCTGAGCAGTAGGGCGGGTCAGTGAGAAGGATCTCCGGCGTCGCGCCATTGAGCAGCAGATCCCTGTCTTTTTGCTCCGTGCAGTTTCCGCAGAGGACTCGATGGCGTCCGAGGATCCATAGGTCTCCGTATTGAGTGACCGGTTCGGCCGGTGGTTCGATGACGGCATCCGGATCCTCGAGTTCTTTCGCATGGATGGCTTCAGAAAGAGCGCTGACGATGTTGCCATATTCCTCCTCGGTATATCCGGAGAGCATGAAGGGGATCTCTCCGGTGTCTATGTCTGCGAATACCTCGGCCAGCATCTTGGTGTCTGGATCACTGAGCTCCGCGATCCTATTGTCGGCCACGAGGTCGGCCATTTCTTCAGCCTCGCTCGCGTAATTCTGATAGTCGACCGGCACCTCTGCCAGATCCTCCAGCTGCGCAGCCATTAGTCTGCCGTGTCCTCTGACGATCAGCCCGCTGCGGGTGCTGACTGTGATCGGGCCTCGCCATCCTTGGCCCCGAATGATGGCTCCGAGGAGCTTCACCTGTTCAGGAGGGTGCTGGTTCGGGTTCTTCGGGTTCGGCTTGAGCTCCGAGGTCTTGATGATGGCATCATGAGCGCAGAATACCGGTATCCCGTCGGCCCATGCTTTGGGCTCTGCTGTCGTCTTATAGTCAAAGAGCTCCGGAGCTGCTGCTTCCGGCTTTGGTTTCTTCTTAGCCATTGGATCCGTCACCTCCCTGAGCATCCATTTCCATCACCGTCATGATCGCATAGTTGGCCAGATCCAGAAGGGTGTCCCGGATGCTTTCGTCGTTGACCTTCTGATCAGCTCCGGGCCTGCATAGCGATTTCAGGCGGTTGGTTTTATCTATGATCCTTGTCACTGCCGAGACGATGCCGAGCTCTTGGAAGGTGTCACCGAAGGCGTTGCCGTAGTCGGCGTTCTTCTTTGCATATGTATCGTTCAGAGCCTTGCAGATCTCGCGGTGCTTTCTGACTCTCTTTATTCGGGCCTGCTCTGGTGTCATTTTACGCATCGTTTTCCTCCTTTCCGAGCCTTTCAGCGAGGCGATCCAGCTTTTCAGACTCGATTCCTGAAAAACGCTCTACCTGTCTGTCTGCGTAGCAGTACGGGCAGCGGTGCAGGCATCCGGTGACGGGGTTCCATGTCATGTCGCACCATTCGATCGCTGTTTTGTTCATGTTCTCGACCTCCTATATAGGTTTTTCCTTGCCTCGTGGATCCTCTTGCGCAGCCGTTCGTCGCTTTCCATGAAGCCGCGCTGGAGTCCGTGCAACTCTGCGATCCTGTCGAGGTTCTCACCCTTGGCCACTGGGATCTTACTCGCCTTTCCGATGGCCACGACTACCACACCGATCAGCATAATTACGAATATTAGCAGGGCGATGGAAGTCGGGATCCAGAGAGGTGAGAGCACCCACCACCAGTTCCAGTCGATGAAGCCCGTGAGCTTCAAGGCTATAAATAAAAGAGTCAGCAGGCTGAGGAAGCCTATGCCCTCAGCTCTGTTGTTTTTCTTGTTATTGCTCATAATCTTGATCCTCCTTGTCTTGGTTTGGTACGATCCGTGGAGTCGTCAGGTATTTCAGGCGCTCCCTGAGTCGTTGATTTTCTTCCTTCAGGTATTTGATCAGCTCGTCCTTGGCCCTGAGCGTTTCCTTGTACTGTTCCTCTTTGTCGAGGATGATGGCCACCGCCTCATTGATCATTCTCCTTTCTTTCAGTTGGCTGCCGTCCATACGACTGCCATTTTTCCGGTCTTTGTGCATGGCCTTTTCCCGGTCGTTTTGATAACTCCGGCGGCCTTGAGTTTGGTGAGGCACGGGCTGACTGTTCCCCGGTCGTAGTTGTGGCCCATGGTGCGCAGCTGCTCCGTGAGCTCGTTGGCCGTCAGTTCTTTGCCTTCGAGGATGCTGGTGATCAGCTCCTTAAGCTTGCCTGTCCGGATGTCCCTCGCGGGCCTCTGAATATAGCGAGGAGAGAAGGGAAGGGAGCGGCGTCCTTTGCGTTGCCGTCCTCGTCCGTGAACTTCAGGCGGCCCTTCAGGAACCGGATCTCAGCCTTGCCGTATATGTAGTCGTGGAAGTATGTCGTGTCTGTTCTTGCTGGTATAAGCAGGACGACGGTGGTGTCCGGTTTCTGTCCTTCCTCGTATGCCTTGCGCACCCATTCGCCTATCTGGCGGCCATATGGCGGGTTACAGAATACGATCTCCCCCTCCCATGAGGATTTGAGGCCATCGGTCTCAGGGGTGAAATATTTCGAGCACTTTGCCGACTTATCTGTCGCAGCTGCGTCGAGTGTGAAGTGGAACTCGGCGTCCAGCTCATTGAAAAAGTCCTGCGGTGTGCACCAGTCGAGGTTCTTGCTGCTCAGTAAAGCGTTATTCATGATCCTGATCTCCTTTCTCGCAAGTGGGGCATACCTGACGCCCTTCCGGGACGTAGTTGCCGCATATTACGCAGCGATCCGAGTCGCTGCTGGTGTATATTGCCCGAGGCGTTCCGGGTGCTGCCTTTTGCTTGGTGTCAACGATCCCATCCAACAGCTTGATTACGCCGCCGGGTGCCGGTATCTTATAGCAGGCGATCTCGTCTGGCTTCAGGTATTGCCTGCCGTATATCTCTTTCATGTCCCGCCATACTGGCCACGGGATCCGGTAGAAGCTCTGGAGGCCGAAGGACACGAGAACGAAGGCGAGGGCCCCGAGCTTGTGGTGCTTCTCCAGTCCGTCCATCTGCTCGTCGGTCAGTCTCTTGCGTTCGATCTTGTCGTCGTCTGTGTGTTTGGCCTCGAATACGATGGCCCGGCCTCCTTGAATGGTGCCCTTGTAGTCTGGCTGCGCTGCTTTTGCGAAGCAGGCGATGAACTTGCCGGGCTGCTTTGGCATCGGCTTGAGCACCTTCATCGGCTCCGGTGTCTTTTCGATGTTGGCGAGGTTCCGGTCATAGTAGAAGGAGCAGGCTCCGGAGATCATGTTCTCGAAGTGTTCGCCGGCGACCTTGGCCCGTTTGCCTCTGATCTGTCGCTGCACGTTCTTGACCGCCTCGTATGCTGTCGGATTCGCATAGCCTTCGGCGTTCTTGCGCGGGTCTCTGTTCATCGTCCCGACCTCCTCTCTGGAGGGCTTTGGTAAACTTCGGCCGCATCCCTGACCGGGATCCCGAGCTCTTTGGCCAGCTCGATCTCAGCCTTCATTCCTTCGCTCGGGTTCTGGATGCTGTACACCCACACCTCGTCGCAGTCCTTCAGGAGCTCGAGGCCGATATTCAGGCCGATGCTTCTTTCCTCCGGGATGGTGTCATCGAGGAACTGGGTCAGGTAAACATGAGGGGCGATAGGTATGACGCCCATGTGCACCGCCTCGCGGCAGTAGCCTTGAGCCTTTTGGATGTTTTTCTCGTAGTCCCCGCGGCACGGGGAGCATATATAAACCTTTTTCACGGTGTAGCCTCCTTTTATCGTGATCGCCAGCTCTGGCCCGTCATCGGAAGCGCGTGACACATTTCGCGGAGCCTGTCGATGGTGGCGTCGGCCGTGATGTCATCCCCTCCGGGAGGAGTTAGGCGCTTGACGAGCTGCTGGTCGTCGTAGTTTGTTGTGACGATGGTCGGCATATAGCCTTCATATCGTCCGTTAATAATGGCGTAAATCTTTGAGATCCCCCATTCGGTGGCCGGTTCTTTTCCCATGTCGTCAATGATCAGGAGTGGTACCTGCTTGTATAAGGTGAGGACTGTGCCCTCGCTGTCGGCGTTATTCTCGTATGTTCTCTTGATGCGCTCCAGCAGGTCGATCATGGTCATACATATCACGGCTGTGCCTTGGTTCATGAGCTGGTTGGCGATGGCAGCTGCGAGGTGAGTTTTTCCGGTTCCTTTTGGCCCGGTAATAAATAGGCCGTTCCGTCCGGGATCCGGGTTGTTTGGCCCGGGGAGTTTCATGTTGAAGTTGTCGGCGTATGCCTTGGCCACTTTGGCAGCCTTGGCGTTGTCTTTCGTGATCTCAAAGGTGTCGAACGTCCTCCGGAGGAAGCGGGCATTGATCCCGCTTTCGCCGATGATCTTCTTGACGCGTTCCTGCATCCTTCGATCAGCTTCAGCCTGTTGGCGCTGCCGTTCTGCTTCCTCGGCTGCCGCCTTTTTGGCTTCTTGCTCTTTTACGGCCTCCGGACAGGTGCATGGTTCCGGGCCGTATGGCATCCAGAAGATCCGGCCCTGAAGTCTTATGCCTTTGGTGTATCGAGGGGCCCCGCAGAACTCGCAGGGCACCGGCTCAGGAGCTCCGAGTGCTGCCACGTCAGGGTCGTTGCTATATACGACAGTGTCGAGCGGCTTCGGATCCTCATCATTCGTCAGTCTCGTCGTCTCCTGCGATATGGAAGCCCGAGAGCTGCGGCGTTCCGTTGTCCCTGCCAGTATATTGGCGATTGACTCCACTCTGATCTCCTCCTTTGTCGTCGTATTTGCCTTCCAGCACCTTGGTCATGTTGGTCGGCTTGGTTATCCAGTCGAAGTCAGCCATCCAGTTCCGGTCGTTGTGACCTTTCAGGAAGCTGCTGGCCTCGGTTTTTCGGAATAAGGTCTCGAAGGCTTCGAGATCCTTGTATGTTTTCCAGCGTGCAGCAACAGCCTTGCGTCTTTGGCCTTCTATGTTGAGCACTTTCGGGAAGCTCACGCATATCTCGTTGTATAGCTGCATGATTTTCTCGAAGGGGACGGGCTGCTGCTTCTCCCCTTTAGGGGGTAGGGGGTCTATATTTTCTTCTCTTGTATACTCTGGTCTACTCTGGTCTACTCTGCCTGCGGCTGTTTGTTGGTCGTCGGCAGACTGTCCGGCGGTCGTCCGGCGGTCGTCCGGCGGTCGTCCGGCGGTCGAACTTTGAGCGGAGCGGCGTCTCTTGGATCTTTCTCTCTCCGCGATCCTCTGGTCGATTAGCTTGCCGGCGTACTCATACCAGTCATGGATCTCGAGGCCGTTCTCGCCTTCATCCAGCCATTTCGAGGCCGTCAGGGCTTCCACCAGTCGATCCGGATCGCCTTCCCACTGTGCAGCTCTGGCGATTATTCGGGAGGATATGCCTCCGAGGGTTCCGCTCGGAGCATTATCCAGCGCCCATAGCCAGAAGGAGATCAGGATCCCCATCATGTGGGGCGGTGTAACTTCGAGTATGTCGGCAGCCTCTAAAAGTTTGCGGTGATCTTTGAGCGTTTGATGAACTTGGAGCCATGCCATGACCTGATCCTCCTTTCTGTGCTTGGTCGTTCTCCGGTTGCCCGGCGGTCGTCCAGTGGTCGTCCGGCGGTCGTGTTAGAACGGCAGGTCGTCATCGGAGTCCTGAACCTCCTCGAAGCCATCCGGAACCGATGGAGAGGAGGAGGCGCGTGAATCGCCTCTGTTACTGTCTGCGAAGTAAATGTTTTCGGCCACGATCTCGATGCTCTTGTGGTTTTTGCCGTCGTTGTCCTGCCATTTTCTTGTCCTCAGCGTCCCATCAACAACGATCTGGCGGCCCTTTGTGAGGTAGTTGGCCGCGAACTCGGCCCGGTTCCTCCATGCGACAATCGGCAAAAAGTCGACGGCCTTTTGCCCGTCGCTTGTCGGGCGGTTTACTGCCAGATCGAAGGTTGCGACAGGGATGCCGCTGGTTGTGTATCTGAGTTCTGGATCTGCGGCCAGTCGGCCGAGCAGTTTAACATCATTCATGAGCTGTTCCTCCTTCTGCGGCTGCTTTATCGAGGGCAGCGCATACCTCGTCATATTCGGCCCGGTTCATGAGGGCTGGGTTCTGCTTGTGGTACTTCTCAGCGATGCGCTTGTTGACGAGCTCCCTGCTTATGCCGGCAGCCTCGCCCTTGAGGTACATCCTTTCGAGCTGCTTATCGCTTAGCGGTTTTTGAGCTCCTGTGTTGCCCTGTGGCGCGTTTTGCTGTGGTGGTCGGGTGTTTGGTTGACCGCTGCCATATTTCGCGCCCTGCTGCGTATTCTGTGGCGTTCCGGTGCTGTTGAAGCCATTGGCATCCGGATCATCCTCGCCTTGGTCAATGCTGAACTTCTCGAACAGGTAATACTTCAGGCAATAAGTCCACGCGCTTCCCTTGGCCTTGGCCGGGTCATCGTTCCAGCCTATGGCGTGGAGGGTGACGGTTTCGGTGTCGTCCGGATCGTCGACATTTGTCCATTTGACCGTCAGGTCGGCCTCATAGAGGAACATGAGGCGCTCCCCGTACTTGGTCTTGGCCATGATGGTCGTGTAATAGACAGCGTTGCCGAGCTCGTCCTTCTTGCTGGGAACCTCGGCCACGACGTCGAAGTTGACGCCGACCTCGTTCATCACGGGGGTGATGGCCTCCCATACGTCGTAGATCTTGGCGAATTTATAATCGACGCCGTCGCTGTATTTCTGCTTGATGATCTTCGGGCAGGCTTTCCGCAGCTCGACGACCTTCTGATGGAGGGTCATGGCCTCGTGAGGGATCTCGCTGGTCTGTGGTGCTGCTGGGGTCTTGCTCTGTTCCTTAGCAGCCGCCGTAGTTGTGCCGGCAGTCTTTTTGGTAGTGTCAGCCATGTCGATCCTCCTTCCTTAGTCGACGACGAACGTGTCAGGCTGCTGCACGACGGTGATGCCTTCCACGATCTCGCCGGTTTCGGCCATTGTGACCAGCCCGGGCTCGAGGTTGAGCTTTTTCTTGAGCTCTCCCCACATTGGCTTTTCCTCGACCTTCACGAAGTCGGTGTACCCGTTGTCCTTCAGCCATGCCACCAGCTTCTCGTCGTCCAGTGTGGCCTTGACTCCTCCCAGTTTAAGGACGAGGTTGCCAGAGAGGAGGCGGTATGTCTCGCGGGTCTTGGTCTTTTTATGCGGCACGGTGTTGAAATACTGTGCCAGCTTGCTGGTCAGGAAGCCGGTGTTCTGCTCGAAGCGTCTCTTGGCCCGGTCGATTTTCTCCTGAATTTCAGCGATCTGCTGCTCACCGAGCTCCCGGATGCGGTCATATTCCTGCTTTTCCTCTTTGATCTTGCGGACGGCCCAGTCGGCGCATCTGTCGTCTGTGATCATGAACTCCTTGCGCTCCGGTTGAGCGTCAGCCGGGAGGTCTCCGGGGAGTTCAATGTTCTCCAGCTCCTCGAGGGTGATCGGGTACATTTCGACAGCAGCTTCCGGAGCCGCGGCCTCGGTGGCCTGTGCCTGTGCAGGCTGTTTTTGTTCTATTTCTGCCGCGATGGCGGCGATGGTCTTATCACTCATGACTCTTATCCTCCTTGCTTAATTTGGTTCTGAGCTCCTCCAGCGTCTTTTCATCGACTGCCGGCGCTGCTTTATGTTTCAATGCGTCATATGCGTCATTGAGGTCGTTGCGCTCATTCATGAGATCGTGGAACTTGCTCTTGAGCTCGTTCAGCTCAGCGGTGAGCTTCTTGACCTCGGCGTCTTTGGTCTGCCAGTGGCGGTACCAGTTGTTGTCGTTAGCCTTCAGTCTTTCGACCTCAGCCTCAGCGTTGAGGGCTCTGGTGCTCATTTCTGCGAGCGTCTCGGTTAATATTTGGATCACGGATTTCTGAGTGTTTTCATTCATGGCGGTTGCTCCCTTCTAAAATTGGTTTTTCTTTGAAAAAGCGGTGCCCGTTTATCTCGATCACGAAGTCCTGAGACTCGTGCCAGTCGCTTCTTGTCCGATCCGGCGCGTAGAAGTAGAGGATCGGCTCAGTTGTTACATACCAGCCGTCATCGAATACGGCAGCCACGGCCTCCGGTACCGTGCCTTCAGGTTCGGGCCTGCTTGTGGCGTACTTGTACTTTGTGAGAACTTCGAGCGGCCTGATGCCATCCTTCTCGCAAGCGTTGAGGATGCACTGGGCGACTGCGACCTGACCGGCGAACGGTTCACCCACGGCCTCAGCCGTGACCACTCTCTCGATGATGTCGCGCTCCTCAGCTGTTAGCTCGTACCTCGGAGGCTTCTCTGGTGCTGGTATTACGATCGGAATGACTGCCGGCTCCATGGATATTGCCGGCGCTTCCGTTGGCTGTTCTGTGGTTGTCGGCAGGTCGACCGGCGGTTGTTCGGCGGTCTGCATCCGGTCGCTGATGGTCTTAATACTCCACGCCACCCATACGATCAGCAGGATCATGATGATGGCAGTCGCACGCCTGCGCGTCTTTAGTTTTTGGCGTCTGCGTGCTATAATGGAGGAGGTCATTGGTATTGCCTTGAGCGGTTCTGATGATCTCCGGGAGCTGTCAGGTGTGAGCTGGCAGCTCCTTAGGGTTCTTCCTGTTTTCATTGTGTTTTTGCTCCTTTCTTTGTTTCCTCCCGGGCTTCCATGATCATCGTACTGACGGCGATCGTGTAGTCCGAGATGGCGGTTTCTTTTACAGTGTCCTCGGTTAATAACACGAGGTAGGTGTTGTCGAAGTGGTCGACATCGGGCCAGCGTTTCCGGTAGCTGTCCAGCTTGTGGCGGGCATATTTTTCGGCCCGGTTCCAGAGCCCGTCTGGTATTTTGCCGAGGCTTTCCTCGACTTTGCTCCTGAGATCAGCGCTTTCAATGGTGATGGGTGGGCTTGCTGTCATCGCCTGAACGCCCCCTTGGCTGCTACCCTTGCTGGAAGTGTCTGCTCGGGCCTTGTCATTATGTTGTTGAAGTTCTGTGCCTCGTACCGGATGCCCGGGATCCTGCGACCGCTCACTCCGTACTTTGGGTTATAGCCGAACAGGTTTATGTATGTTGCCAGATCGTCGCGTTCCTCGGCCATGGCCTTCAATACCTCGAACATGGCCAGCACGTCGTCGATGGCCCGGTGGCTGTTCTGCACCTTGTCGGTCAGGTTGTAGGCGATGATCGCATTGGCCAGCTTGTGAGGGTATGGCCTGCGGTCTTTGTATACGGTCAGGGTGTCGAGCTTATTGACTGGCACGCTGATGGTCTGCTGTTCTTTGCGTAGCAGCGCGCTCACGAATTGGATGTCGAACTGCGCGTTGTGAGCCACCATGAGCACGGCCCCGGTGCCCGAGAACATTCTGGCGAAGGTCTTGGCTGCCTTGTGAGTGTTTACACCCTCGCTCAGCAGCTTCGCGTCGGTGATCCCCGTCAGCTCCACGATGTCAGGTGGGAGTTTCTCACCGTCCGGCAGTTTGATGAAGGTGTCCATCTGGTCGGCGATCCGGAGAGCTCCCCGAGGTGTCTCC